TCCTGCACCACTTCCTCGGGCTGGCGGCCTTCGGCGTAGGCAGTGGCGATGATGCCGGGAACAAGGGCATCGTCAATGTCAATCTGGAAAGAAGCCATGGGGATCAAACTCCGAGAACGGTCCAGGAAGCGCCGTTGTACCAAACAAGGGCAGCGGCAGCCCCGCCACCCGTGACAGTGGATCCCACGACAGGAGCAGTTGCGTCCGTAACGCGAGTCATCATCCCAACTGTTGGTGCAGTAGGAAGGCCAGCAACAGTGCTGGACACTGCAACTTCAGCAACGCTGTTGATCTTGACCGTGCCAGTGCCGGCAGCAGTGAGGTTGAGCGGAATGTCATCAGCGCCAGTGCCCGCAGTTTCGGCGGCGAGCGTTACAGCAGTGCTGGTGCTAGAGAGCGCAGCGCGAACGTAGTTGCTGGGATCGGTGTAGGTGCCGTAGCAGCGGAAGGTTTGGGCGTTAGTGCTGCGGCGCTGGGCGAGGGTGTCGTTGGCGTCGTACGTTAAAACGGAATTACCTTGATTTAACGCAGCACCAAGGCGAATATCGCCGCTAACAATGAACGCATTGTTTTGAAACCTAGCAGTTGGTACTGTGGTATTGTAAATATCGTAAAATGAACCCCCTAAAATTCTGGTTAATGTCACGTGTCCAGAAGAATTAACAGAGGCGACGCTCGTGCCATTCACCTGCAGATCCAGCAGGTTCCCCGCAAACCCACTTGCCGCGTTAACACCTAGGCCCGTGCCGCTGGTGCTCCAGGCGGCGGAGGTCGTGCCCGTGGGCTCAATCAGCACCTGAGGCTTTGTGGTGGTAGCAGTGCCGCCAGTTACCCAAGTGCCGGTAAGGGCGAAAGGCACCCCTGTAATGCCGGTGGCGCTGAGAGCGCCGTTCAAGCTATTAATCAGGCGGCCAGCCAACGTAACGCTGGTGCCGTCAAAGGTCATCGTGGAGATGCCAGCCAGTGCACCTCCGTTGTTGTAAATGGCCTGCCCACTAGAGCCTGCAATTAATGCGAGCGTCCCAGTAGCATCCGGATAGCTGATCGTCCTGTTAGCGGTCGGTGTGACCACCTGCAGTGTGGTGGTGTACGTGCCGCCGTCGTCGAGGTTGATGTCACCATACACTGTGGCTTCACCACCATCGACTGTACTTGCCCCAACAGTCAGTGCATTAGTAGTCTTATCAAAAGTTAGACCACTATCACCACCAAATGATCCCCCATCGTTGAATTGAACTTGCGTGTCGCTACCGCCTGGAGTGCTACCAGCACCACCATCGCCCACGTCATCAAAATTCCCAGTGAATGGGTTGAATTTATACGCCATGGCTCAACTCTTGGTAACGGACAAAAGAGTTGTTCCGCTATAAGCGAGGGCTAACGAGGCAACAGTCGTGCCAGAAACACCGCTTGCTTTGTAAACAACTCCCGTCAGATTGGAGCCAGTATAGCTAAGACCAATATAATCATGCTCAGGAATAGTCAGGCCTTGCGCCACTGGCACTGGCCCACCATCTACACCTCCACGAATTAGGAAAGCTTCATATTGCTCCCCCTCAACAATTCTTTGGGCCATGATTTGTAAGCGCTTATCCTTCTATCTTACAGAGAAAATCACGCAATAGCACAAATCTTTAGGAACGAACGACTAGCTTCATAAACTCCACTAAAATTTCCCCTGCTTTGCTCTTGTTTTGCACGATGAAGAAAATCCTATCGTTTTCGTACAATTGCACTAAAGCTTGAATGGCACCAGACTGTGGCTGCGACGATGATGGCCCTGCATTGGCATAAATTTCACTTTCGGAAATCCTATCGGCATCAGCATCCAATGGGGAAGAGGGATTACGATTGATGCCAATGTAAAAACCACAAGTATCTTGGCTGCCAGCATAAAAGCTAAAAGTGGCAATGGCATGAAAGCGACCATTGGTGCCCTTATATTTCAGCGAATTAGTGGTGGCATCTTTTTCAAAGTTGACCAACGAGCTGGTAAGCGGCACGCCAGACACTACAGACCTGCCATTAATGGTTGCAATGGGAGTGGGAATAGCGTTGTTCTTTAAGTAGATGACGCCTGAATCTTCACTGCGAGGCGGCCCTTGACTACCAGGAGCCGTGAGCACTACATTGGCATTGCTAGTAGTTACATTGACGCTACTAGCGTCTTCCGTAACAACAACATGATTCTCTTGCTTCTGGATGGTAACGGCAGTCATCACGGCCTCCAAGACAAGCCAGGATTCCAAAAAGCAGTGCCTTCCAGCAGGTAGAACTTATCGCCTGCAGCAGTGGTCACTAACAAATCGTACTGTCCCTGCTCAGTGACACCACTTGTCACGCTAGCTTCCAAACGGATTTTGAACATACCACTGGGCTGACTCACCCATGGCACCGCAAAATTAGCAAGCTTGCTAGTGCCAGTATCGTTCCATAAAGTGCCACTAAGCGTATAACCGCTCATATTAATTGGCAGGCCAGTGTTATCTTTGTATTGCACTGGCAGCTCAAACGTGGCACCTTGATGCAGTGTGATGTCGTATCGCCCAGGCTCGACCATTGGCTTAGTTTATTGCATTGTCTCCATCGTAGCAATAAGCATCGCCATACTCTTGGGAAAGTTTCGCAAAAGCTTCTACCATACTTTGCGGAGCATAGCCACAGCCCAAGGCAAAATGAAAAAATTCACGAGCTAAAGCAGTAGCATTCACTTCTTGGCATTGATGAATGATTTCCTGGTAGCCGGCATGATCTGCATCAGTGTCACCAGAGAAGCGATGGGAAAAAGAATAGGAATTGACGAAAGCAGCCATAGCAAAGAAAAAGGCCAGCCCGAAGGCTAGCCGTTGATGACTTGCTTGTCAATGATCAGCCTTTGCCTTGTCCGCGTGAAAGCTTGCGACCATGAGAGGGCTTGCTCCTCTTGCCATCACCCTGTCTCGTCAATTTTGGCGGGCCTGGTTGATGCTGACGCTTAAGGGCTGCAGAGCCGCCTTTGCTTTTTACTGCCATGGGAAAAGAAAATGCTGGGACAGTCTACCGCAAAGACTAGCCTTCGTAGACAATGCTCGCCTTGCCGGCGTCAAAAAGGTTTCCCGCCGGAGTGGTAACCTGAAGACGGTCCAACGTGGCAGACAGTGTTTTGGACCCTGAGGTGTAGCAACTTACGGGAAGATCAGTTCGCGACACGTTTCCAGCACATGTCCATGTATTAGTAGTGCTATCTAGCACGGTAAAGACAATGGAACCATGTAAATCTACCGCATCGGCACTTGTGGATTGGCCCGCCAGGGTAAAACCAGTTGAATGGGTCAGGCTAGAAATCACCGAACCGGTCCCATAAACCAAAGCCGAAGTGCCGCTATAGCCACTTGCCTCCACTCCTCCCGAATCACCAAGTCTGACAAGTATTGGGCTTGTACCATTAACACTCACCCCAGCCAGGGTTAAAGTAATCCGCTTTGCCCAGCTTGGAATGTCAGTAAAATCAACAGTGGTGCCAGACGTGGTAGTCCTAACAGGGCCCGAGACAATGCGGCTACGGCTTTCCCAGCTCAGAACAGCACTGCCATTGGTTACAAGCGATTGGCTGCTAGAACCATCCCCAGAAGGCAGTGTCCATTTTACATCGCCCGATACTGTTGCAGGCGCCTGGAATCCCACATAATTACTCCCATCGGCATCCAAGAGTTCCAGCGAAGTGCTGATTAGCGTGCCATCAGTGCGTCTGAGAGGAATCCAGCCATTATTTGCCGCATTGCGCCCCTTGACGATATTGTTGGTGGTGTCCACCCATCGCATGTAGGCATAGGTGGTGCTTGGTTCTGCAGCGCCACTCATTAAAGTGCCAAGGGCTAGCAGTTGATTATTTAAGTCAGAGCGGAATGCAGCGCCCGACTGGTTTGCAACATTAAGATCACCTTGAGCCATTACAATCCTTTGCCGAAGCCAATAGCAGTATAAGTGAAGTTACGGCTGATAGCAGTTCCAGCACTATTCCTAAATACTAAGGTAAATCCAGTGTCGGTAACACTACTAATGGAAAAATAATCCCCTGAATTCATATTGAAGGCAGTGAGGCCAACGCTTGGTGCTTGATAGAACGGATGGGCAAAGTTCACCACAGCACTTCCTGCTGCGCTAGTAATAATGTCCGATTGCTCCACTCGCTGCTGTAATTCCATGGTGGCACCAAGTTCGTCGATGACGATGTTGATGCCAGGATCCGTGCTAAAGGCAACTAGCTTAAACTGGAACGCCCGTGCCTGCAAGATGCCATTGACAAATGGTATCCATTCGCTCCAAGTGGGAAATGCCCCTGGGTCATCATTAGTGGTGCGCACTTGCAATTGAGCATCCACTCTGTCCAGATCATCATCATCAATGGCAGGCCAATCATCAATTAGCTCAACTTTGTCATCCCATAGTGCTGCCGGCAGATAAGGACGAGTGACAAAACGACGCTGAAGATTCACGTCAAAAATGCGCCCCATGTCCCAAGTGGAGCCAAATTCATACTCACCAGTGGGCAACACTCCGCCAACGCTATCAATGGAAGCAAGAGCATCCCAGTCGCCATCTATTGCCATGTCATCGACAAATTCACCAGACGAGATGAGAAGCCCATCAGCATCCGGGAAGTAGTACATATCAGTGGGATTGCCGCTAAAGGGCGGATCCTCTTGGTCTTCGGCGTATGTCTTAAACAGAAGCCGTGGCTGTGGCGTGGGAAGTTTGACAGTGATAATGGCCGGAGCAACTGACTTATTGCCAGAGGAATCCTCAAACTTCACCAAATAGCTTCCTTCCAGCAGTGGCACGAGCTTTTGCGTTTGGCTGCCAGCAGCAGCTTCGACAATGGTTTGCGCATTTTGCCATTCAGCACCAGTCAGCACGTTTTGATGCCGAATGAGCACCTTGCCTCCCAAAAGCACGTCCAAAGCAATGGCACGATTCCAAGTGAGAATGACTGACGCTTGGTCCGATGGAATGAGGTGGAGGCCCGTAACATTTTCAGGAGGAGTGGCCAATGCACTCGCCTTATACGACAGAAGCGATGGGGAGCGGGATAGTTTCAGCGCAGAAGCAATGCTATAAACCTTGATTTCAAAGTTACCTTGTTGAATGTCAAACAGTTCATAGTCAACTCTTGCAAGATTGACCACGGACCAGTTACTTTGTTCAAAGCGCCACCACAGTTGATAATCATTCACGCCAACAACTGGTCGCCATGAAATAATCAGCTTGACCAGCGCTCTCCCATTGTTCTCATAGAACACTTCCTCCGCTTGGAGATTAGAGGGCGATGGGGGAATAATGTTGAGGTTGGTCGTATCGCGGAATTGCAGAGCGGAACCACGCTCGATGTAGCTGTATTTGCTTGCGTTGTATTCCAGGGCGGTAATGGCATATTGCGAACCATCTTGCTCTTGAACATTTAACACTCGCCATTGTGACGTTTGTAAGTCGCTGGTTTGATAAATCCAGACGCTATTGCTTTGAGGCGCACTGCTGAAGGCAGGGGACACTGTAATGACAGCGCCAGTGCGTGACACTACATTACGCTGCTCCACGGCACCAGTGAGGAGCACCACTGAAAGGGCCCCTCCAGAGGCAGGAAGGCCCGTTGCGTCGTCCACAGTGACAGTGGTGGTTGTAGCCGCTGAAATGCGTCCACCGCGCCGCTGGCCCGCTTTTACGGGGTCGCTAATTTCAATGACCTGCCCAGGTCTGACGATCACGCCAGAATCAACGCTAGTTGCAAAAGAAACAACTTCCCGCTCATATTGTTCCGAGAAAAGAAGCCACTCTCCGATGCGTGCCGCTTGTCCCCTGCTAGTACAGGCAAAGGCTTTGATTTCTGTGGTGACCACGCCATACTTGCTGATGGCGGCTTTGTCCTCCACCACTTCGTAAGCTATGTCCCTTGAAGGAATGTCCAAATAGCTCACGATCGCTACTGTAGGCCTACCTTTTAAGCTGCTTCCTGCATAGCTAAAACCTTCTTCTGTGACATTGGCAAGCGTAAACAAATAGGAAGGATCTGTGGGCCTATCTTGCGCAATCGTTAATGCACCAGTGCTCCAATAAGGCATTGCCCTAAAGACAGAGCACATATCATTAATGAGCGAATATACTTCCGTGGGGCTTTGAATGTTGACGTTGCAGCTAAAGCGCGGCTCAACACCACCAAAACCATTGGGCACCAGTTCCGACGCATATTGACTAGCAGCAAAAAACGCCCACTTGTCTAGCTGACTAGCTTGTATGTGATCGCCTGTTCCATAGCGAGTGGAAGTAAGAATGTCCCACAAAATCCAGGCAGGATCCGAACACCATTGTGCAGCACCAAAAGTGCCGCTCCAAACGCCCGAATAAACCAAGCGACCATTAGTTTGATCGACAGTGGCATTATTGGGAATGCGCACCTTGATGCCGCGAATCAAATAGCTACGTTCTGGTACGCGGCTAAATTGCTCAGCATCACCACGAATGGCAACTAACGCGGTATTTGGATAGCGCAGTTTTGCATAGGTGATTTCTGTATAGCTCGTCCAACCAAAAGCATCTACCTTTTGAGGATCAGTGCTATCGTCCGTCAAGCGTTCCACGCGAATGTCCACGGGGAATGGACCAGACAACGCAACGCGATAGTCTCTTTGATATAGATCAGTGGTACGGCCAGTAATCCTGTCATTAATGACAGTGGTATAGCCGCCACCGTTGTATTGCACCTTCACTTGAAGCTGAATGGACGTGCCACGGATGTCCGTATCCTCTTGAAACCATTGCAATTGTGGCACTGAAATGGTAATGCGCACTGCATCAACATTTTCGTCAGTGATGGTACGAGTGATAGGCGTATCTTTGAGAACAGTTAGGCCAACTGGCTTCTCGTCTTCCACTTGGCTGACCAATGGAATGTACGACTGGTCTTGCGTGCCGTTGCGATTGTCAATTTGTATGTTTTGAAAGTTGCGCGAGCCGTCTGGATTTTGCAGCGGCGTATTATCCAGGAAGATAGATTGAAGGCCATTTTTTAAGCCTTGAATTTCACCTTCGCTAATAACATCTAACAGCGTGACATACTGCCTACTGTCCAAACTATCTGGATCTACATTGGGCTCACGAGGTTCTGCGCCAGCAAGTTTGGCGCCTTTTCCCATTGATGCTCCGCCACCGCCACCGCCACCAGCAACTACTTTCCGCAGTTCTTCAGTCATTATCAGCTCACGCGAGTAGTATCAATACCAGCGGACACAGTAACAGAGCCCACGAGAATTTCCCCATAGATAATAGGCACTGGCACGCCTTGCCTGCTCGTTTGTTGACTTCCTGAAAAGCTAAATGACTTACGAGGATCCCTGTCAGAATCGCTAATTTCAGCACTCTTTACTTTTGGCACTGGCGTGAGTAATTGTGATAGCCCCCCAAAAGCAAGCGACGCACCAGTAAGACCAATGGCGAGGGAAATGCCGCCAATAGCCTTGCCAAAAAGCACGGCAGCAGCAGTGCCAAGACCAGGCACAAGCACGGCAAAGGCAATCAACGCCACGCCAGCGACAATTCTTCCCACGGCACCAGCGCCACTCACCAAAGGCACAATCTTGATTTCCTCTTTGCCAATGGGAAAACCAATTTCCTCTTCCGAAAGATCGTAAGTGCCTACAGTCACGCGATAATGACCTTTCGCAAGTTCCGGCTCTAAATGCGGAAAATTAGCAAGCAGAAACTTAACGGCTTCAGCAACAGAACCAATTTCAGCGCGAAACACTCTCCGCTTTAGGAATTTTGCAATTCTGCCATAAACGCGAATTGTACGCATCACGCCATTACAAGCCTATCTGCATTGTAATGCCGCAGTTTACGTCCGACGCTTTTTTGCAGCCATTCTCCGAATAAGTCCCTAGATGAAAGCCTTCCACGAATGTGATGGAGCACTAATTGATCGCCAATGTAAACGCCCACATGATTCAGCTTGCTGCTAGCAATGCTCATTAATAAGGCATCACCAACTTGCAAGTCATCGTCTTCTTTTAGCTCATAGAAGCCAGCCTCTTTCCAGCAACCATCAAACATTGGGCTAGCTTCAAACTCTTCTGGCGTTGATGGGCGTTGCCAGTTTGGCAGCTCCATGCCATGCTCTGCATACCAATCGCGCACAAGCGTCCAGCAATCCGTTGCTCCCCACACCCATGGTCTTCCAATGAGAGGCGCCCTCAGGCCCGTAGGAAGGCATTCTCCCCATTGCTCAGTGGTTGGATTGATGATGAACCACTGAAGCCCACTGTGCTCGCAGCCAATGCGATCGGCGGGACTTGCAATGGCAGGAGTGAAGGGATGGCTATGAACAATTGCAACAACCTCCCCAGCATCTTCTGCTTTTGCCCAATCTTCTGGACAAATGATGAATTGGTCCATGGGAGTGGCAGCAATGTTGCTACAAGGCCAATAACGCAAACGCCCTTTGATCACCACTAGCAAGCCACAACTTTCCCTTGGTGCATTTTCCTTGGCATGGTTTAATGCCAACGTTCGCCATTCAGCAGTCAGCTTTGTATTATCAGCGTCAAGCATAGAACGTGCCAATACCAGGGAAACTACCATAAGGCAGTTCATTGTTAGCGCCAAATCTAATGCGACAACTATCTAGCCTCTTGCCGCAAGAATCCTGAGAAGGCACAGTTGTTGGCTGATCATTGTCATTGAAATAGACCAGCACACCAAGGTCTACATAGGTGTCTAGGTAGTAATTGGCACTCCACACCCCTCCTGCATTCCCATTGCGCCCTTCATAGATGCCAGTATTAAGGTAGTGAATATAAGCAGTAGCTGTCGTGTATCCTGCTGCTACCAAGTCAGGATAGGTGGCCAAATAGTATGTTGGATTGAACGTGCCAGACGCATTGATATTTCGCCCCTCGTAATAGCCAGCAACAACATAGTGCCTAGATAATGCCGGATTGGCATAAGGGTTGTAAGTGCATTCAGCCGAACGATACTTCCATTGACAAATGTTTGCAATGCACTGCCTTTTTGGAATACGAACATTAGCCAAATCAAATGCTGCTGCAAGTTCAAACTCCACTACATCCCTAGTTTCAAGCACCTTTCGGTCAATGTAAAAAATTTCAGAAGGAAATTCAGCCGTAGAATCGGGCTTATACGGGCTCACGCCCCCAGGGAAATTGGCATCGTCAATGTAACGAGCTAAAGTGCGCACGCGAGTGACCTTGGCGCCTTCCAGGCCATTGGGAAGTGCCAGCAAGATGGCCGTAATGTTGCCAAAGATGTTGGACACCTTCAACCTTGGCCTAGGCAGACTTCCTTCCCCCTTATATTCAAAACCAGTGGCTTCAATGGGCATCTTAAAGTATTGGACACCTTGCCAATAGATGTCCGTATTGCCATTGAGATTGGTGCCATTATGAAAGCGATAAATTGAATCGCCGCCGTGCATGGCAGTATTGGTTTCCAGCCTGAACAGTTCAATAATCGCACTAGGCGATACTTGTTGCAGCTCGCTAGTAATAGAAGCAGGAGGCAATGCCATGGTTAATTACGGCTCAAAGACTTGCCGGAAGGTGGTGTCAATGCGGTTGAAGTTTTCACCAAGCAATTCGCGGTTCCATTCTTGGCATACCCACCTTAATGCCGTGGACGAACTGGGAGGAGTCCAACCAAAGCTATCCCCATCGACTCCTCTTGCATCCAAGAAGGTTTCAATGGTATCAGCATTAGTATTGTCCACCATGAAAGTAAGCGTCCATTCTTTGGGACTTTGATTTAAGCCAAACGCAATGCGATGTTCATAACCGTCCCCAAATTTCGTCACCCTTTGAATGGGCTTGCTCTTTTTCTGAGCGTTAAACGTGGGAGCGATGGAAGGAAAGTTTGCCATGATTATCGCGAAGAAGCAAGAAGGCCGCCGGGTCGTTGTTGCCTGACGATTTCAGACTGCACTGCAACGGAAATGACACCGCCTAATTGCCTTGCCACATCTTCATTGCCTTGAGCATTGGTGCCTTTGGCATCTACATTTACTATAACATTGGTAGTGCTAGCTCCTGCTCCGCCACCAAGATCCACAGGAATGCTCTTGCCATCAGGCAAGGGCACTATGGCCTCGTTGTAACGCCCTTCCCCGACAAGACCCATTGTGGGGCCAGTGACAATGCCTCCAGAAGCAAACGCCTGGAAGCCTCCTTGCCAAACAGCACCATTAGCTGCTGTAGCAAATGCACCGCTGTAGCTTGGAATGTTTGACAACGGAGCAATGCCAGCGTCAAAATTACCGCCAAAACCTGCAGCCCCTAAAGCAGGAAGAGCAGCGCTAAAGATGCGTTGGAAGCCCTGTAAAGCTTGCGTGGTAATCCACTTGGAGATCATGTCGGCAACCATTTTAGCAAAGCTGTCTGAGATGCTCTTGAACATTCCAGCCAGTGCCTCTTGAACTGTTGACGCTCCCGTGATAATAGAAGAGAAGGCATTGCCAAACGATTCCCCAAGAGTTGAAGCAATGCTTTGCAGGCCTTCCTTTAAGCGTTGCGCACTTTGCAGTTGATTCTCTAGGTTCAAGATGGCATTTTGTTGCTGAATATCTCCTGGGAATTGCTCCGCCAAGCGAACACGAGCTTCGGCATCTGAAGTAAAAGCTCCTGCAAGACGTATTTGACTCTCAAGGCTACTACGAGCAGTTTCAAAATTAAGATCTTGCTTGGCCATTGTTTCGTCTTGGATGAGCTTAATAGCCTGCGGCCTGACGGCATTCAGCTTGTTGATGCCATCCAAGTATTGAGCATTAAGCCTGTTTGCCGTGTCTTGCCCCAGCAAGCCCTCTGCAACTTTTTTGTTGTTTTCGTCTTGTGCTGCCGTAAGCATTTTTGTGGCAACACGAATTTTCTCGGTCAGCTCAAAGCTCTTCATTTCGCTGTCCAAGATGTCACCAGACAAGCCAGTTTTCATTAGGCGAATACGCTCCTGAAGGAGAGAGTTTTGCAACTCTTGCTCTGCAACTGGAGCAATGGAGGCGGTGTAATTTGTCAGCGCAATTGCCGTTTCTTCTGCTGCAATTTTCTCTGCTTGCAAAACGGTAACCCTTTGAGCTTGCAGCGCCAATTGTTCTTGCTGCTTAGCCAGTTCATCTCTTTTTTCACTGCTGGGCACTGGACGTGGCGCCCCAGCGGGGACTCCCCCTTGCGGCATTAAACTTGTCAAGTGACCAAGCTGAAAAGATCCTTCGGGCGTAGATACTTGCGCCATTAAGCCACCTCTGCCGCCAGCGGGTCCATATTGACTGATAGACGCGCCTGGCTTGAGCTTAATTGGAGTATCTTGCGGCGTCAAAAAGTCAATGGCATTGTACCCGTGACCAGCCGCGCCTCTGGACCTCCCAAAAGCACTGGCCACTTTGCCCCCTACCTCTAAATACTTATCTACCAAGTATTGCAAGGTTCTTTCTGTTATACCTGCAGCTTGTGCGTGCAAATGAGGGCCCGTAGATCGCCCTCTCGTTAAAGGATTTTGGCTAACAGCTCCGCCCGTCTTGGCAACAACTCCACCCCCAGTAGGGACCATACCGCCCACCAGCCCTCCACTTACATCCGCAACGCTTTCCTTGGCCTGCTTTACCGCAAGGGCTGCGTCAAGTGTTGCTTTTTGACGACGTTGCTCAATCGCTAACAGCTCTTTTTGGAAACTAATCGTAAGTCGCTGAAAACTATTAGCCCTAGATTCTTGCAAATCGTAGAATGAATTGAGCGTCTTGTATTTATAATCAAATTCATTTTGAATGCGCTCAATTTCCGCTTGGCTAGCAGCTTTTGCCAATTGATCTGCTAAACCATAGTAGCTTTCAAGGCTTTTTTGTTTACCCGCTGTGCTGCCTGCTTTACCGGCTTCACTGCTAGCCGGAATTGCTGTCAAAGCGGCGGAAGCTTGACTGGGCTGCCCTTCAAATTTAACTTGCCGCTCCCTATATAGAGCTTCAGCTTCTAGTTGTTGAAGTTTTTGAAAAGCGCCAGGAACTCTCTCTGGTTGCACTTGCAAAGAACCCCGCACGTTTGAAACATTGATACCAGCTTCTTTTAGCGCATCAGCTTGTTGCTTGGTCACCTCAATCCAGGCCCTGCCTTTCGTTTGGCCTTCTTCAATTTGTTTATTCAGTTGCTGCAAGCTACGAGTGCTTGATCCATATTGCTGAGCAGCCTGACGGGCTTCAATTTGAGACATGGAACGAATGGATTGCCCTGCATCTTGCGCTTTTCTTTTTGTATCTTCCAATGCTTGATTCATGCTCATGAATTTTTCAATGAGCAGGCCAACGCCGACCAAAACCAAGCCAACTCCACTGCTAGCAAAAAATGTGCGCAGTGTCAGCCCAGCGGTACGAACCATAAGCCCCATCACTTGTGCAGACTGCCCAGCGCGAGCACATTGCGCAGTAAAAGCAATCAATGCAACAGCAGATCGCGCAAAATTGGCGATCATTGGAATCAGCGCTCGCAAGTTCAACACTTGAATGGCAAGGCTTAATGCAAGCACATTGATGTAAATTTTCGCAAGGTAACCAACGAATGGATTGCTAGCAATTTGTAGGAAAGCCTTGCTAGCGCCCAGCAACACTTCTCCCAATGATTGAAGAGTGGGAAGCAGATTGACAACATTTGCGCGAATGCCTTCAAAAGCAGGCCTCAGCCTTTCCAGCTCTTTTGCAATGGCAAAGCCGCCAGTTGTTTGTGCGTTGACGCCCTTAAAGAAAGCACTAAAGCCATCGCTCAAGACTTTAATGCCACTGGTCATTGGCACGACAACAGCATTCAAGAAACCAACAGCGACAGGCTCAAAAGCTTCATACAAAAGCTTTGTTGAGTTTTGCATTCTATTAATAACACCCTGGAAAGTACGCGCTG